GAAGCTTTTATGCTTCCGTTCTTTATGCACCGCGATGCTGAAGCAATGCGCGCAATTGCAACAACTGCTATGGATGATCAGTCAACTATTTATCACCATCCATTGGACTACACGCTCTACAGAATTGGAGTTTTTGATAACACTAACGGTGCTTTTGTAGCTGATCGTCAAGAAATCGGTACAGCTTTCTACATTCGCAAGATGATCGGCAACCTAAATGCACAACCGGAGGATAATGATGAAGTCAGTGATGAGACATAATTTTAGCCAGGTACCGAATGTATCTATACCACGATCGAGGTTCGATCGATCAAGTGCACATAAATGCACATTCGATTCTTCATATCTTGTACCTATATATGTTGATGAGGTGCTACCTGGAGACACCTTTCACTTGAATACATACGGTTTTATGCGTATGTCTACACCGATTTATCCGGTAATGGATAATTTGTTTGCAGACATATTTTATTTCTACTGCCCGCTCAGGATCTTGCAGGATAATTTTGTCAAGATGATGGGTGAACAGGATGATCCTGGCGATTCAATTGATTTCCAACCGCCTACGATTACAACAACAGTAACTGAAGGTTCTTTGTTTGATTACATGGGTTTGCCTGTTGGCAAAGCCGGTACCGAATTTAATTCGTACCTTCCACGTATGTACAATTTGACGTACAACCAATGGTTCAGAGACCAGAATTTGGTTGACAGTCTACTTATCGAGAAAGATGATGGCCCAGATACAGCTTCAGCATATCAACTGCGTAAACGCGCTAAACGTCATGACTATTTTACCTCTTGTCTCCCGTGGCCACAAAAAGGTGATTCTGTAGATTTACCGCTTGGTACTATTGCACCAGTTATATCAGATGCAACCACAGTTCAAGATATGGGTGTCACAAATTCTGCTGGCACTAATGTAAAAATGATTACTTCAGGTACTAACTTAAGACTTACTGCAACACCATCAACAGCAGGTACAGAGCTATATACTGATTTGGCAGATGCAACAGCAGCAACAATAAATCAGCTTCGCCAGGCATTCCAGATTCAACGCTTAATGGAACGTGATGCACGTGGAGGCACACGCTATATTGAGATAATCAAGAGCCACTTCGGTGTTACTAGTCCCGATTTTCGTCACCAGCGTGTTGAATACCTGGGCGGCGGTTCTTCGCCTATCAATATTAATCCTGTAATCACCACCATGGCTAAGGATGATGGTACATCTACAGCTGGTGAGACAGCAGCTTTTGCAACAGGAAATATTAAGGGAACAGGATTTACAAAATCTTTCACAGAACATGGAGTTATTCTTGGTTTAATTAATGTCCGCGCCGATCTTACCTATCAACAAGGGATGAATCGCATGTGGTCCCGTTCTACACGTTACGATTTCTACTGGCCTTCGCTCTCCATGATCGGCGAGCAGTCAGTTCTGAATGGTGAAATCTACTATCAGGGAACAGGCGGTGGCTCTGCTGATGGTCAAGTTTTTGGATATAATGGTAGGTATGATGAATACCGCTATAAACCCAGTATTATAACTGGGCAGTTTCGCTCAACGGCTGCTACACCGCTTGATGCCTGGCATCTTTCACAGGAATTCACTTCATTGCCGGCACTCAATCAAACATTCATCGAGGAGGACGTACCTGTTTCCCGTGTTGTTGCTACTGTAAGTGAACCTGAATTTATTGCTGATTTCTATTTTAAACTTAATTGTGTCCGGCCAATGCCTATGTTTGGTGTACCAGGCATGATCGATCATTTCTAGGAGGCGATATGTTAAAAATATTATTACTACCCTTTCTCTATTGCAGCCCTAGATTTTTCTCTGCTGCTTTAGGTCCTTTATCTGCTGCTGGTGCCTTCTCCGGACTTGCATCCGGTATACTCGGTGGTGCTGGTAGTATTTACCAAGGTCAACAGGCACAAGCATCCGCTAAGGCCCAGATGAACTTTCAACGCCGAATGTCCAATACTGCACATCAACGTGAGATAAAGGATTTAAAGGCCGCTGGTCTTAATCCGATTCTTTCTGCTAAGTATGGTGGTGCATCAACTCCGGCAGGTGCCGGTTTTCAGGTCCCTAATATTGGCGCTGCAATTATGGACAGCGCTCACTCTGCGGCAGGTATTCGCCAGGCAACTGCCACGACTGAAAAAACTGGTGAGGAAACAAAAAATGTACCCAAAGCTCGTGACGTCCTTCAACAACAAGTCAAAACGCTAGAAGCTCAGGCTCGTAACTATAATTTTAATTCTGCTAAATCTCATGCTGAAACAGAGAATATTGAAAAGCAGAATTTAATAATGGATCAGGCTGTTAATGCCTCTAAAATCGAGGCTGAGATTGACGAAACAGAGTTTGGTCGATTGATGCGCTACTTGAATCGTTTAAATCCATTTGGCAATTCGGCAAAAGGTCTTTGGACCGTACCAAAAGCGAGGTAATACAATGTTTACACACACACGACATCAAATAAGGCCCACCGTTGATACCGGTGAGGGCCTAACTAAACAATCAATGCAAAAAGATACTGATATTAACTTTATCGTTAAAAAGTATCAGAAAACTGGCCTGGCAGACTTTGTCTCTAAACGCCAGCCAGAATATATGGAAGCGCCTGACATGGATTTCCATGCAGCGATAAACTACATAAATGAGGCAAACGATATGTTTGCCGATATGCCCTCCAACCTCAGAAAGAGGTTCAACAACGATCCAGGGGAGTTCTTGGACTTCGTACACAATCCGGATAACGCCGAGGAAATGGCTGAACTGGGACTAGTGAAACGGAATCCCGAACAGCCTACCCCGGCAGTAAGCGAAGCTACACCGGAATCATCTCCTCCTGGAGACAGCGCCGGAGGCGCAAGCCCGTAGGGCAATGTTGGGAGCGTGCGCTTTCGCCAGAAAGCGCTTTAGCTCCGGAGACAGGCCGGCGCCCTCGTCCGGCCGTTATAGGGCCCCGAAAGGGGCCTTAAGTTTGTCTGGTGAACGCAGAATCGCTCGCGATTCGAGTACGCCGAGACAATCAATGACAATCAATCTAAGTTTGCCTGGCAAACGCAGAATCGCTCGCGATTCGAGTATGCCTGGCAATCAAGCACAGTTCCCTACTAGATGTAACTGTGCGGACTGACACCAGTCAGTCCAAAAAACGACTAAAAGGAGTGAAAAAAATAAAAAAAGTGCTTGCTTTTTTTAAATACATGTCTATAATATTAAATATGGAAGCAGAAAAATATAGTCCTTATTATGTTTCAGGTAGGAAAATCGAGGTAGAAATTAAAATGGATACACAAACATTAACAATGGGTGAATTAAATACTGCTCATCGAGTTATTCGTCAGTTAAATCTGACACAGAGTATTCGCGCTAAGGTTAACGAGCAGCTATCATTAAAGGCAATGCACGTTCAACAATTGGATTTATTCGAGGAGGAAGATAATGCGTAGATCAAGAGTATCCCGCCGCAGCTCGAAACGTATGTTTCGGAGGTCCGGTTCCCGGACCCATCGTAAAAACTTCATGTCGCCCATTATGCGTGGCGGCTATCGGTTGTAATGCCGTGCTATCGGCCTATTAAGGCCTGGTATTCTTCAAACAGTGCCAGGCTATCTTTTCGACCACAGGCAGACAAACCGGCCCCTGATCTCAAGGTCCCGTGCGGACGCTGCATCGGCTGTAGGCTCGAACGATCAAGACAATGGGCGATTAGGTGTATACACGAGGCACAAATGCATGACGATAATTGCTTCGTCACGCTAACTTACAATGATGAACATCTACCAGAAGATGGAGGCTTAAAATTAAAACACTTTCAAAAATACATGAAACGTTTACGGAAACGTCTTAATGGAAAACGAATCTCTTATTTCCATTGCGGCGAGTACGGCGAAAAGAACTTACGACCACATTACCACGCATGCATATTTGGTTATGATTACCCTGACAGGCTTCTCTTTAAAAAAACCAACGGCGTTAGCCTGTATCTTAGTCCTTTATGCGATCATGATTGGAAGCTTGGTTTTACTACTATCGGTGATGTGACTTTCGAATCGGCTGCATACGTAGCCAGGTACATAATGAAAAAGGTAATAGCAAATGAGCGAGACGGCATATCAAAGGAGCATGAAAAAAAAACATATGAACGAGTTGATCCACTTACAGGGGAGGTATTTCAAGTTGATAAAGAATATACAACGATGTCTAGAAACCCGGGTATCGGAAAATTGTGGTTTGAGAAATACCGATCTGAAGTATATCCATCAGACACAGTCATTGCTCGAGGGCATGCAATGCGCCCACCAAGAGCTTATGACACATATCAAGCAGAACTTGATCCACAAATCATTCAAGATATAAAAAAAGAAAGGGTAAACAGAGCAGGAAAATTTGTAAAAGACAATACAAGGTCAAGACTAGAAGTAAGAGAGAAAGTAAAAAACGCACAGATTAAACTCCTTCAACGTAACCTATGAGGTGATAGCATGGAAATTAAAATATACTCGATATTCGATAACAAAGCAGAAGCTT